TAGGTGATATATTTGATGTTATTTGTGTCCATCTATGTGTCGCTGTTGTAGATTGAAATAATAGAAATTGAGTTTTATTTGGTTGCGAATATCCACCTGTTGATGAATATGTTAAATTAGATTTAAGACAATCTGCTAATGCATAGTTTACAATATTAAAAAGTGTATAAAGTACTTTATTAGTAAAATTTAAATCGCTATATGTTGCGGCTATAAACATAATAGATTGTTGGTCTTGTTCATAATCTAAATATGTAATAACTTTACCAGTTGCTGAGGGGTCTGATGCTATGGAATAAACTAAAGCTGTTGAAGCTATTGCGGTGTATGTATTGTTTGTAAATGTTACTGAATGAATTTCTGTAGCTAATGTAAAAATTTGTGCTGTTGGAGTTGTCGCTACATATAATGTTGTAGCACCATTTACAACATTTGCTTGAGATACACATAAATCATGTACATATAATGATCCTGGCATTGATAAAACTGCTACAGGAGTTGTATTTAGGTGTTGAAATATATAAATATTATTTGTTCGATTAATTGCGGCAAAATGAGTTGAATTTAATTCATAAAAGGCCATTGGAGTTGCCAATGCGTTATCTTTAAAATATGTAATAGTTGATACATTAGCTAAAGTTGATATATTATTTACAAATACATCATTTGAATCATCTACCCATACAAAATTGCCCGCTATTGGTAATTGTGTCATAAATAAAACACCATTTGTAGAAAATGATGTAACTGTGTTTGTAACACTAAAATCTTTTATTGAATATTCTACTAAATTTACATCAGTTGTATCTCCTTGTATTTCGGGCACAAATATTCTATTTTGATGTTTCATAATTTGAGTATGATTTCCAAAAAGATTTGATAAATTATGAGAAACAAAATTTGTTTGTGTTCCTTCTTCTGTACCTTCATCTAATCCATATATATATTCTGGAACATCAGGGTCGCCACTCCCAACAAAGAATTCAATTGAACCAACTGGGTCTGATGATTGATATAAATTATTATCTGATCCGATTGCTACTAGTTTTCGTGTACCTGCTTGTCTATCGATTGAAATAGCGGATACTGTTGGTAAATTAATATCTATCTCACCCACTGAGACCCATGTTCTAGGTTCTTGAGGATTTACTGGTGTATCTGTAAACTGCCATACATAAAAAGAATTAGTTGTAGTCATTGAATATAATGACATGTAATAATCTTCTAATCGTCTTTGAGCTGACCACATTATGCCAGCTTTTAATGGTTGAGTATTATTGGCTTGAAAATAAGTAGCTGGATATGATGTTGGTGGATATGGATCTAAATAGTAAGTAAATGTATCTGTTCCACTAGCAAAAGCTGCACCATGTGTCGGTGTTACAGAAGGTAAAATTGTTAGAGGTGATTGTATAGTACCTACTGATATTTGTTGACCTGTGGCTACATTATAAGGGATGTTAGTTTTTACACCGATTAATGTATCATCTAATTCATCTTTATTTGATAAAATATATGTATTAGCTGTAGAATTGATATTCGCTAAATTTTGTAATTGTGTAATTGATGTTTCAACAATATCTGTTTGTGGTTGATATAATGCATTAAAAATTGTTATTGTATTTTGATTATATCCTACTATAATTTCATTATCTGCTACACAAAATAATAAATTTGATAATGGATCACCTGCTTGATTTGTTGTCAATGTTGTTTTTAATGTTAATGATACTTGACCAATTTCATTATTCATTCCATAAATATATACTAGAGGTACAGGGGCATCATCACATATATATAAATTCTGACCTCTATCAATATAAATGTGTGTAAGGTTTACATATTCGGCAGTTTGTAAAAGATTATTATTTTCATCTATTACATATAATTTATTGTTTGTTTCTACACCTTTATTAGAACCAATAACGAATAAATTAGAATAGTCATCAACTACAAAATTGTAAACATTATCTACATAAATTGATATATCTTGTTGTGTTACTTGTGTTATAACACCTGTTGATGTATATTTTGATTTTGTTATTATTTGTGAACCTGGGGCACAATTCCAAACAAAATTATCTTGATTTGCATTTACTTGTCGCACATATGCAAACTCTTCAGTTGCACCAACTTTTAAACCTAATTGATATAACTTAAGTCCTATATTTGATTTTGTTAATGGTACAGAATCTAAAGGAATCTTTGCTTTTGCCACCGCAACCGAATAGTTATCAGAAGTATTTAAAAGTGGAAATAGAAGTTTATTATCAATTTCTGCTGGGACTTGTGTTGATAATGGATTGTATACATTCATATCATAATACACATTCAAGACGCGTGCTGTATCAGTCATATTTCTATATATTAATAAAACACTTTTTATTTTTATTTTTTTTTTATACAATGACAGATTTAAACAAAAAAACATAATATTATATTAATGGATTACAGTAAAGGAAAAATTTATAAACTTTATTCACCACAAACTGATAAAATTTATATTGGTTCTACATGTCGACTTCTTTGTCAAAGAATGGGTAGTCATCGTAGTAAATATAAAGAATATATCAATAATGCTTTTCACTATATAACTTGTTTTGATATCCTAAAATTTGATGATTGCAAAATATCTCTTATTGAAAATGTTATTGGAACTTGTAAAAAGGATTTACATAAACGAGAAAGATTTCATATAGAATCTAATAAAGATATATGTGTTAATAAAATGACACCTTCTAGAACTCATAAAGAACGATATGAACTAAATAAGGATGACATTTTAATTTCTAGAAAACAATATTATGAAGATAATAAACAGAAAATTAGTGATTATAAAAAAGAATATCAAAAATTGAGATATAAATGTGAATGTGGTTCTGATGTTGTTTTTAATTCTAAATCTAAACATCTTAAATCTATTAAACATCTTAAATATTGCGATATTGTTGTTTAGCCGAGTGTTCCGACTGTATGGGCTCCTAGATAATAAGATGGATATGTTTTTTTTATTAAAAGTCCTCTAGTATCTATATTCATTAATTCTTCTAACTTTTCTTTGTCTCTTCCTGTTACATATCTTGATAAAAAGTTTTCTGCATGTGTCTTATTTGCTTTTGGAAAAACTACATAGTAATGAGATTCTAAAGTTTGAGCTTTTGCATGTTTAACATTTCCACCTAAAGGGTTATGAGATACCACAATTACAGAAAATGGTATATGTCTAGCTCTTTCTAAAGCTTGGACTTTTATTGCTTGATATTCTTTTGCATTTTTATCTGTGTCTATGTCATCTAAAATTAACAATGAATTTGGTGGTATATCTTCAATTTCAAATAATTTTTCATATTCTTTATAATATGAATCTAAATCAATATATATGGGTTCTGGTTTCATCTTCTTAAAAGCCGGGTCATCTTTTACTGGTGACATTATAAAAACAAATTTAGGTTTATTATATTTTACAAGATCAGCTATATAATAAGATTTACCAGCTCCTGTTGTCCCTGAAATAAACATTGTATACCATGGAGGCATAATTGGGGTTATATCTGTTGTTTTTGGAAAATCTAAATAGTGTTTTAGTGAAGAATTTACAAATTTTATTGCTTGTTCAAATTTACGTTCTAGTTTTGCAGATGGTTTTGAATTGGTCTTATATGCTTCAATTAATTCATTAATTTGTGATTGTAAAAGTTTCTTATCCTTTTCTATGTATCTTTCAAATATTTGTTGTTTTTTATCTTCTGTTGTTTCTATCTCTGCTTCTGCATCTTTTGAATCTTCTTTGATATAAATACATTTTTTTGGGTCTTTATCAATCATTGCTATTTTTGTCCCTTGAGTTAATGATAACATTTTATATAATATGTTTAGATTATATTTAGATAAAATTATTTTTATAAAATGATTGATAATTTCTAGGTTGTAGTTCTTGTTGTTCTTGTTGTTGTAGTTCTTGTTCTTGTTGTTGTTGTTGTTGTTGTTGTTCTTCTTTTTCTTCTTTTTCTTTATAATATTTCTCTTTTGATGCATCTATTCTCTTTTTTCTAAATTCTGGATTTGTTTTATATTTTTCTTTTTTAGTTTCTAAATCTTTTTTTTTATATTCAATCTGTTTTTTTATTGTCTCATCTGCTTTTTGTCTCATATCTTCATTATATGAAATTTGTTTATCAAGTTTAATTCGTTCTTGTAGATACTTTTTAAATAAATCTTTAGTGGATATGTCCATTTATATAATATTAATCAATAAAATTTAAATTCTATATTAATTATATAAATGCAAAGTTTAAAAAATTCAAGTAATGTACCCCTTCGAGGCTCTGCTATCTTCATCGGTTCTTGGGATGATATACTTAATTATCAAAATGTTCAAGTTACTTTAAATGCTGATTCTAATTGTGAAATTACATATTATACTACAAATGATAAAGTTTATATTGAATCTGTTACATATCCATATGTTTCTGGATCTAATTATTTTAATAGTATAAATTCAACTTCTCGATATGTATATTTTACAGTTCGTAATACTACAACAACAAATCAGGATACATTTAACTTTTCAGTTTTATACAAATTATCACCAGTTTCTTCTGGTGGTTCTGGTGGTGATGTTACGATTATTGATCCATTAATTGGTGGTTCTGTTTCTATTAATCTTAATGCTATTAATAGTAGTTTTATTGATGTTGCAAATAATAATGGTTTAAAAGTAGCTGTTCAAAATTCATCGATAGCAGTTACAAATAGTTCATTGAGTTCTATGACATTCAATACTAATAGATTAACTGTTCTAGATTCTGATGCTAATACAAAGTTAACAAATATTTATAATAAAATTAATTCAAGAGGTACAAGTCAATTATATAACGGTGCTATCATTGCAGGTGGTTATACTAATGTATTAAATCTTTCTGATGTTATTGTTAAAAATCTTACTATTTATGGTAATC